AGCTTCGGCTCGGCCTGGGCCTCGTACCGCGCCTTCATGCCGTTGACGGCGAACGTCATCAGCTTGGCGTCACCGGACTGCATCACGTTGTTGAACGTGCTGATCTCGTCGGCGGTGAATGCCTTCGACGCCCACACGGCCATCTGCGCGTAGGACTCGGGGCCGCCGACGGCAGCCACGACCTGTGCCTCCACGGCCTGCATCCGGTTCTCGGATGCCGCCTGGTGGTTGCTGATGTAGCTGTCCACCAGGGCGCGCGGAATGCCGCGGGACTCAAGCCGCTTGTAGGAATCGTCCGACAGCTTGCCGTTCTTGGTGAACTCGTCGGTGAACTCCTGGAAGCCGTTGATCTGGTCGCCCTCGGGCTTCGGGATCGTCGGATCGCCCGTGGGCGGCGGGGCAGGGGCTTCCTGCTTGGGCTGGCCGATCTTCTTCTCAAGCTCGGAGTAAGCCTTTGCAAGCTCGGCCGGGCTCTTGAACTTCTCGGGCAGCCACTCGGGTCGGTCGGCGTTCGTATCGACGGCGCCGAACTGAAGGCCCTTCTCCGTCTCGACGACGGGGCGGTCAATGACGGGGTTCGCTGGGGCCGCGGGATTCACCGGGCCTGTCTCCGGACTCTGAATGACGATGCTGTCCATGTTTCCTCGTTACTGCGGGGCCATCGGCTGCGCGCCTGTGGCCGCCTGGGTCATCTGCGAGACGAGCTGCGGATTGTCCACGGCTCCCTTCGCCACCGCGCCCATGAGCACCGGACCGTACTTGTCCTGCATCTGTGCCTGGCGGGCTGCCTCCATCTTAGCCTGGAGCTCTTCCTTGCTGATGATGAGGCCCTTGGTGTCGATTCCGAGCGAGGCCGCGCGGCGGGCCAGGTACTCGGAGATATCGACGTATTCCTGGAGCATCTGGGGGCCGACCACCTGGGCGGCGCCTGCGAGGAACACGTCGAGCTTGTTCAGGTCGTTGCCGCGGCCCAGGGCCTCGATGCCCGTGATGATCGTCGGCTTGACGTACTTCTCGGGGATGGACGGCAGGCGGTTCGCCCGGCTCATGCGCTCCATCACGCGGCGGACCAGCGGAAGCTGGAACTCCTGGGAGAGAACCGAATAGATGCCGCCGAGCTGGCGCTCGATGGACTGGATCACCAGCCGGACCTCCTCGGCCGTCACGCGCTCGGCGTTCCGGATCGTGGCCTCGGTCAGCAGGAACGCGTAGCTCAGTCGCTCCTTGATGGTGTTCATCGCCAGCAGCGCGGTGTTCAGGTCCTGGCCCTTGTTGGCCTGGAGGACGCCGACATCCAGGGGGTTGCCCTCGATGATGTCGCCGCTGCGGGCCTTGGCCAGCGCCCTCATGCGGGTGGAGCCGTTCGGATTGACCAGCAGGACGAGCTTGGCTGCCGCGGCGGATGCCTCGACAATCGCCTGGCTCAGACCTTCCATCGAGCGGAGATCACCGATCAGCTCCTCGACGTAGCTCCGGCCCCAGTCCTCGCCGTCCACGCGGCACATACGCAGGGGCATCCACGGCGAACGGTCGGCCGAGTACGAGCCCTTCGTGCCCTCGATCTCCTTGCCACCGATCTCCTGCATCACGCGGACACGGCCGCGGACCCATTCGATCTTGGTGTACAGGTCAACCGTGTCCTCGTATCCAGGCTTCGATAGATCGACGTACTCGGCGTACTCCTCGGGCAGCTCGTACGCGGAAACGCACTCCTTGGTCACGATGCACTTGGGGTTCCCCATCGCATCGCGCTTGACGACGTAGCTGTCCATGCGGAACACCCGCATACCACCCTCGTTCGGAAGGTAGACCAGCACGTTGCCCGTGACGATCAGGTGCTTCAGGGCCTCGAAGGTACCGACGCGGATCTGCGTCGTCTCGATCTCCTGCATGACCGACCGCTCGATCTCGGACAGAGTGGCGTCGATCTCGGTCTTGATGTCCTGCATCTGCCCAAGCGGGCGAATGGCCATCTCGTCCACGACCAGACGGAACATCGGCTGGTTCGGCGGCAGCAGGGACATCAGCAGGGCCGACGACAGGTTGTTGACGCCCCTGGCCCCAAGCCCCTGGTATGGTGTCGGGAAGTCCGTAGCCGACGTTGAACCCGCCTCGGGCATCAGCATGGGCAGCGTCAGCTTGGCGCACTCCCGGGCGCGCTCAAGGTACACGTCCCTCTGCGATTCCAGGGACGTGTAGATCGCTTCGGCTGTCTGCATGGTTTATCCAGGGATGTTGAGCCCACCGGAACCCGTACCCTCGTACGGGATCGTCAGGGCGGAACGGCCGCGGCCGCGGCGGGAATACACGTCCTCGGCCGCGGTCGGCGCACCGGAGGACATCGTGGCCGGAGCCATCGCCTGCGTGGTGCGCTGCGGATTGATGGGTGCTCGGGGAACCTCGGGCAGCGGCGGTGGCGGCTGCGGCGTCGGCATGGGGGGGATCTTTGGGGAGCTACACATGGCTGACCTCGGTTCGGCGCTTCAGGTGTTCTTCGAGGAGCTGCACCGTTGCGCGCATACCGCGGTAGTACCAGATTTCCCGGTCGGTCATCGACAGCTCGGGGCACCGCTCAGGTATGCGTCTGTTCAGCTCGTCCACCAGCTCCCGCGTAACGGGCAGCAGGGGTTCCTTGCGTTCGGAATCCATAAGGTCCTTCTACTTCAGGTATGCGTAGATGATGCCCGGTCGGTACGCGACGATGATGCGGAAGCCGGACTGTAGCGCGATCTGCTCGATCTCACGGCGGTCGGACGACCTAGCCACGGCCTTGACCACGGACTGAGGCCACAGCCTGAAGTAGTGGGCCACGTCCTCGACGTACGCCTCGACCGCCTCGTTGCTCTTCAGGTTCTCCGCGAAGAACTTCGCCAGCCTGCGTTTGACCGCATAGCTGGGGGCTTCGTTCATCGCTTCTTCTTCCGCTTCTTCTTAGGCTTCTTCTCGGGCCAGTCGCCATGCCACACAGGTGGAAGGGGCGACCAGTTGGGAAGATCGAACAGCTCGGCCGGAAGCAGTCCCCGCTCGACCATCTCCTCCATGTGCATGATCGCCCCGATGTTCCACCGGGCTGCCGCCAGGTGGTCCTCGTCACGATCACCCATCATGTACCGCTGAATGTGGCGCATCGCGGAATCGAGGAAACGGGACACGGGCTGACCCTTCTCCCAGTTGCGCTCCCCGTACTTCAGGGCGCCGCGCTCCAGCAGCACGGCATCCCGGGTCATCACGAAAGGAGAAAGGAGATCGAACCGTCCCTTCCCCTGGCGGGTGTCCCTGCGGCTGCCCGTCGGGAACTCCTCATGCACCCCGCTGTCCTTCATCACGAAGCCGTCGGTGGATTCCACAGCGTCACCTCCTTGGTCATCCTGTCGAACTCCCCGTGCCGCAGAATCCGCGACACGCGGGCCTGGCTCAGAGCAAAGGCAAGGTCGTGTCCCGCCTTCTCGAATGCAGACACAATCGCCGTCCATCTCGCGCAGGGGTCCTGGTTCTCCAAGAGTATCACCTCGGCCTTCTTCGGACCGACCCCGGGGCACCCCGGGTATCCATCGGTCGCGTCCCCGCACAGCGTCTGCATCATGTGCGCGTAGTCCGCCTGCTCCTGGGAAACCGTGAACGACTCCTCCGTCTCCGGGTTGAACTTCGGACCAGGGATCGTCTTGAGATCCTTGTCGATGGAGACGATCACGGCGTTCGCCTTGGGCGCCGTGGCCAGCAGACCCATCACGTCGTCCGCCTCCAGGCCCGGCCAGCACTCGACGGAATAGGTCGATGAAACATATGCGCGGAGATCGGCGTAGCACAGCGGTTTCCTGTTGTCCTTGCGGTGCGCCTTGTACTCGGGGTAGACCCGCTTGCGCCAGTTGTTCTTGTGCGACAGACAGACGATGGGCTCGACGGTCCTGCCGCCAAGCTTCTCACGGATCTTCGCCACCTCGATGTCCACCAGGTTCCTCGCCATCCTGCCATCGGAATGGAGAGTCCAGATGTCGTCCTCCCACTTCGTCGGCACCTCCACCGCCGCCGCGATCCTGTGGATCAGGATGTCGCCGTCGATCAGGGCCTTCATTCGTCGTCGTGCCATAGTCAATCCTCTTGAGATCGGCCAGCTCGGCCACCAGTCCGACGACGTACGAGCTCCCAGGTACGCACCCGGAACACGATAGCTCGATCACGATGTCGGCCTGTCTCTGCTTCTCTCTCAGATGGCCGCGTATCAGCCTCAGGAAATCCACGGCCTGCTGTCCGAACACCTCCCACCTGTAGACCGTCCGGTGCATGGGGCTGTTGCCCTTGAGCGACCTGACCGCGCCACGATGGGTGCGCGCGATCCAATGCAGGGTGCCTGGGTAGGTGTTGGTGATGCTGACGTAGGCCCTGTTGTCCTGCCAACGGATGCAGCCTTCGCCATCTACAAATCCCGCCAGATATGAGATCACTCAATGCGTTTCTGCCCAGGTGCCGCCGATCCTGTACTCCCCATCCAGGTCGCAGCGGAACCCGAGCATCGCACCAGCGGCCTGGAAAGCCTGGCGGGTGAACGGTCCGAACTCCTCCAGCGCCTTCGGGTCGCCCTCGAACTGGATCTCGTCGTGGATGTGGGCGACCTGATGGATGCGGCCGTCGAACCTGAACCGTATCTCCCTGTCCATAAGGATGGTCGCCTGCTTGACCGCGATTGCGCCTGCGGATTGCAGCAGCGTGTTCAGCGCGCTGTGCTTCGAGCGAATCCACAGCTTGCGTCCGTCGATGCCGATGAGGTGGCCGCGGTCGGCCGCCTTGGCCACGGCATCCCGGAGCTTCTTCAGGGCGGGCAGCTCCGTGAGGAACTTGTCCTTGAGCTTCTTACCTTCGCGCGCGCCGCCGTTCACGATCTCACCGATCTTCAGGTCGCCCGCTCCGTACAGGAACGCGTAGATGAACGTCTTGGCCTGGTTGCGCGTCTCCAGTCCGGCGGCCTTCTGGTTCTTCGTGTGCACGTCTCCGTTCACCACGATGTTGGCGTACTCGCCTCCGTCATAGGCCGCGAGATAGTGCGCCAGGCACCTGAGCTCCAGGCCCGACGCATCGCACCCGAGCATCATCATGCCGGGGGTCGCGCGGAACAGGCTCCGGCAATCCTTGCCGTACAGGGCGGAACCCGCAGGGACCTGGGCGATGTTCGGCCGCGAGTGGGTGCACCGCCCCGTCACCGCTCCGTTGGTGTTGACGTAGCCGTGGATGCGACCGTTCTTCTCTGCCTTGATCCACGCTTCCTCGCCATCCGCCACCTGGCCGAGCCGCTTCGCCACGGTCAGGTACTCGCAGATCGCCTTCGCCGCCGGGTACGTCATCACCGACAGGATCGACTCATCGACCATCGGCTTGCCGGATGGGGTGAACTCCTCAGGCTTCCATCCCTGGCTCATCAGGTAGTCCGCGATCTGGTCGCGGCTGCCCGGGTTGAACGGAATGTACTTCACCTTGGTCTTGAGCTGGACCTCGGCCGGAGGCACGATCCGCTGTAGCTCCTCGACCAGCTCGTTCTTCCGGTTCATCAGCCGGGCCGTCAGCTCATGCGCCCGCGTCACGTCGAACGAGAACCCGCGATCCATCTGCCTGCGGATCACGTCAGCGAACTGCGTCTCCAGGCCAAGGCACCGCGAGTCGGGCGGAACGTGCGGCTCAAGGTGAACGTACAGCTTCCACGTCACCTCGCAGTCGTTCCGGTTGTACGCGGCCAGCTCCTCGGTGAACTCCAGCTTCGAGAAGTCCGTGACGTTCTCGATCAGGTCGCCCTTCAGGAGCCCGAGCCTGTAGCCCCATGCCTTGAGGGAATGCTTGCCGATCAGGGTCGGGGGGATCTTGTTGCCCGCGTTGTCCGCGATGAAGTCGCGTTCCTTCTGGTCGGGGAACACCATGCGGGCCATGACCATCGTGTCCACGACGGAGATGTTCCTCATCCTCATGTCCCACTCCAGGCGGATGCCCCACTCGCCCGCGGTGCGGTCGAGCCATGCCTTGATGAACGGGATGTCGAACGCGACGACGTTGTGGCCGATGATCTGGTCGGCGGTCATCAGCTCCTTGACGCCAGCCGCGATGTCGCGTGGGCCATAGGTCACGTTCGACCCGCTCTTCGGATTGAACACCGACAGGCACAGGATGTCTCCGGCACCAGGGTCGAGACTGTTTGTCTCGATGTCGAATACCACTTGCTTCATTCTTTCGCTCCTTTCGTTCAGAACTCCGGCAGCTCCTCGGCAACCATGCCGAAGGCCCTCTCGGACAGGCGCCCGGTTTCCTTGCTCCATACAAGGGTCCCGGCCCTGCCCGTATCCCCTCCGAACCGATTCTTCAGGACACGGATCTTCGTCTCGTTCTTCCTGCTCTCGTCCTGCTGGTTCCTCTCCAGTCCGATCACGATGTCGCTGAGCTGGCCGATGGCGCCGGAGCCGCGGAGCTGCGCCAGGCTGGTGGCCGCGCCCTCCTCATGCCCCTGGTCCTTCGGCCGCTTCAGGTGCGACACCAGGATCATCCCGCAGTTGAGCTCCTGCGTCAGCATCCGCAGCTTGGTCATCGTGTTGTCGATGATCCTCCGCTCCTCGCCCTCGTCAATGCCAGAGACGACGATGCTGATGTGGTCGAGGAAGATCCACTTGCACTCCAGTCCGCGCACCATGTAGCGGATGCGCGCCAACAGGTTGTCGGAATCGCACGAACCGAAGTGGTCGTACAGGAACAGCCGACCGGACCCGACCGTGCGGTCGAACGCCAGGCGCATCTCCTGCTCGTCCACCTTGTCGCGCTCGATGTGCAGCTTGCGGTTCATCTCGATGGACATGATGCCCAGCGCGGTGCGCCGGACCGATTCCTCCAGCGCGATGTAGCCGACGACCTGGCCCATGCCCATGAGCCAATGCGCCAGCTCACGGCACACGCTGCTCTTGCCGATGCCGCTGCCCGACGTGAGCGTGACCAGCTCCCCGGTCCGCAGACCGTGCAGCTTGTCGTTCAGGTCCGCCCACGGATACGGGATGCTCGGTGCATCCTTCGCCGTGATCTGGTCCCACAGGTCCCGGCCGTCAACGATGCCGTCGGGCCTGTAGACCTTGGCACCCCACAGCGCGTCGATGACTTCCTTGCCGCGGCCAGCGATCAGGCATTCGTTCGCGTCCTTGAGGGGAAGCCTCGCCACCTTGGCCTTGCCCGGCGTCAGCAGCATGGCGCAATCGGTCGCCGCGGACTGACCTGGTTCGTCCATGTCGAACATGAACACGACCGTCTCGAACTTCTCGACCCACTCCAGGTTCGCCTTGATCGCCTTCTCGGCGCCTGTCGCTCCGGTCGGGATCGACACCACGGGCCACTTGTTGTCCTGGAGCTGGCTCACGCTGAGGCAGTCGATCTCCCCCTCGGTGACGACAAGCATCTTGCCGCCGTCGCGCCACAGGTGCTGGCCGTACAGGCCGCAGCCCTTCATGTCGCCCACGACGATGAAGCTCTTGTCCGCGAACCGCAGCTTCTGCGCCCTCGGCTGCCCGTCCGGTGTGCAGTATTCGGCTATCTGCACGGGCTTGCCCGAGTATTCACCGACGCCGTAGTTGAACTTCCGGCAGGTCTGCTCGTTGATCGACCGCTTCGGGAGCGAAGCGATCTCGCATTGGATCAATGTTGCCACGGTTGTCCGCCTTTGTAGTGGTTTCGCGCCATCGTTCCCGTCCTCGTAGTGTCCGCATCCGTAGCCGAAGCAGTACGCATGGCCGTCGGTGTACCTAGCCAGGTTGTTCCCCGACCCGCATTTCGGGCAGGGTTCGTGCCGGACAAAGCTCGCTTCCTCTTTCATGCCTGTTCACCCACAGATAGATGCCTGGTTTCTCCACCATCGCCCACAGCTTCGACGCGCACACGCGCTGGACCAGCGAGTCATCGGTCCACACGATCCCGTTGCAAGCGTCGAAGATCGCCTTCATGTAGTTGTCGATGTCCGGCTTCGGTGAATACAGCCTGGTCGCCTTCGGCTTCTTCACCAGGAAGCTGAGCCACACGTCTATCGGATAGTCGATGGGCTTGTGGCCAGGCAGGCCGTTGACAGCCTGCCTGACCACGCGTTCGGCCCGCCGCTTCCACAGCGTGTAGTTGGCCGGGTAGTACGCACCGAAGTGCGACAGCCGCGGCCTCGGACACGGTATCGGCTCGATGTCGGTGAGCCGCAGCAGCATCAGAACTGGGATGCCGACTCCGGCTCGACGCCGCCGTCGTCCTTCGTCTCGGCTTCCTCGGTGAACGCCGTCTCGAATCCCTCCTCGGAGGAGAACCCGAAGTCCTTGCCCGTCTTGGGCGCGAACTGGCGCAGCTCGATGACCTGGACGGCCTTGAGACGCAGGGACATCCCGACGCCCAGCGCCGGGACGAACCACGGATGCGGCTCGAAGCCGACGCGCACGATGGAGCCACCGCCAACGCGGTCGCTCATCGGACGCATCTTGGCGTCGAACAGGACCGGGCGCTGCTCGATGGTCTTGCCGTCCTCGGTGTCGATGCGCGCCGTCATCTTGAAGCGGAAGCTGAACTCGCCCGTCTCCTTGCCGCTGTCGTCCGTCACGGCCTTCCACGGGAGATCCGCGCGCTTGAGCTTCTTCTTCTCCTTCTTGACGGCCTCGGCGTAGTAGTCCTCCAGGATCTTCGTCAGCTCCTCGATCATCGGGGCCGAGTCCTCGGCGGACAGGCGGACCTCGGTGCTGAACACGCCCTTGGGCTCGAACGTCTTGTCGGCCTCGTTGAGCTTGGGCCACACGGCCGTGCCACGGGGCGTCGTCATCTTCTTGCTCTTGCTCATGCCTTGCTCCATGATCTCATGCGAAGAAATACTGGGCACCGCGGAGTCGGTTGAGATCGAACTCGCCCTGCGGTGGAGGGGGCGGAAGCGTAGCCGAAGTCGGCAGCATGGCCTGCACCTCGGTCACGAACGTCCCCAGTAGGTCCATCGAGAACATCTCGATGGCGCTTTCCTTGATCTCGTCCTGAAGTGTCTGGACCCACGGCGCCAATGTACTGGCCTGGTCGTGAATCCACCCGAACACGTCGATCCCGTGGATATCCCGTGCACGGTTGGTGGACCACACCATCAGGGACGAGTCCAGCGAATGAACGTAGTTGGCCGTGATTGCGTTGCGGTTCGAGCGGCGGTTCAGGCCGCGGTCCTCGATGTTGATGGCGTGGACGCGAACCTTGGGCCCGATGGCGCACCGGACCTCCTCGCGCTTCCACGTCGGATACGCCTGGCGGACCCAGAACCCGGACGGCGCGGTCCAAGAGATCGGCACACCCGCCTTCACGCAGATGTCGCTGACCTCCTGTAGCCACTTCATCAGCGCGGCCACGCCCGGGACCACACGGTCGATCACCTCATGCACGATCTTCGCAAGCCACATCGACGGTCCGTAGACGCCATCGAACGGTATGGCCATGTTCGCGGCACGGCGTCGGTCCAGGTCGTCATGCAGCCACTCGCTGATGTACTGCCTGCAAGAGTACAGCGTGGCCGCGTACGGCTTGGTCATCACGGGCCGCTTGATGCAGCTGCGCGTGACGCCGACCGTGTTCCACCCATGCGCGTAGGGATGCGTGGACGACGCCAGCCACCCCTGAACCTCGTCCGCCACCCATCTGTAGATGTCCGCCGGGATGTCGCACGGGATGCAGTTGGTGGCCGCGGCGCCCACCTCGTCGCGCAGCAGCAGGGAGATGAGTTGCAGCGCGTTGTTCGATCCGTCGATGCTGACGGGAAGCCTGGTCAGGAACCGCCTGCTGGCCTTCATCCGCGTGAACTCGTCGCAGAACGCGACGAACTCGAACGGCTTGTCCGCCGTGGACCAGAACGGGATGGTGTGCATCGGGTCCTGCCCGACCGCGAGGATGTCCTTCTCGAAGTCCTTGACCCACTTCAGGCGGTCCGCGTACGGAGCCTTGTCGAGCCCATAGCAGTTGGCGCCGTGGATTCGCAGCCACTTCTCGCCGTCGTCGGTCATCTCGATCTCTTTGTCGAAGTGCATGGCCGCGCGCGCCGCGTCGAACCCCTGTGGATTCAGGTAGCCCGGCATCATGTACGCGCGGCCGCGGAAATCCAGCTGCACCGGGTAGTACAGCGGCCGCTGCTTGTACTGGTCCGCCACCCACAGCGCCTTGGTCAGCTGCATCCGCTTCGATCCGAGATGCTGGTTGGCCCACTTCACCCGCACATAGTCCTTGCGGTACTGCCGCCTGGCCTCGTCGTTGGTCTTGATGTCCTTCGGCTTCGGCGGATACGCGTGGTCGAGCCGCAGCGGGATGTCGCCCACGTCCAGGTTGCCGTCCCAGCACCGCTGGATCACGTCCACCACGAACGGGTTCACGCGCCACGCCGTGCCCTGGATCGTGTTGACCGCCTTGTAGACGAAGCCCATGTCGCGGTTCTTCAGGTCCTCCAGGTACGCGCGGCTATGGACCTTGACCAGCGGGCGCCTCCGGAAGAACCCGCCGTGGTACCCGCCGACGAACGGGTCCCGCCACTCGACGGGCTTCTCGACCATCGGCAGCCACACGGGCGACAGCACCTCGGCCTTGTCGCTGTTCTTCCTCAGGTACTCCATGAACTCGTCGGATGCACCGACCATCGTCATGGTCTTGCCGCGCTCGTTGCGGATGTTCTCGATCTTGATGAGATCCGTGCTCTGGTGGATGAGCTCGACCAGCACGATGCCGACCTGGGCGCGTTCCTTCACGGGCCAGTTGCTGATGCCAAGGTTGTGGTTGTGGATCGTCCGGCTGATGAACTTCCGCCGCTCGGACTGGCTCAGGTTGTCCTTGGTCTGGCGCTGGAGCTGGGCCCACAGGATCGGCTCCCGGTTGATGACCTCGCGGAAGTCGCTCTCGTCCTCGATGATCCTGGCGATGCTGTTGGCGGTCTTGAGCATGGTCCTGGACTGCGATGCCGAGTCCAGGATGCTCTTCAACGCCAGCAGCGCGACTACATCGGCTGGAAGCTTCTCGATGTACTCGACGGCGCGGTGCAGGCGCCCCGGTCGGTTCCGGCTCATGTCGATCCACGACGTGATGGCGGATGCCACCGTGGGCACCGCCTGCACCATCGCGTGTCGCGTGATCGGGTCCGTCGTCTCCTTGCCGTGCTTCGCGTTCCGTGCCACGCGGTGCCTGTAGCGCAGGCGCCCGAGCTCGACCATTTCGTGCTCGTTCAGGTTCTCGTCCATGAGTCCCGCCCCTTTCGGTTCACTTGTTGAACGCGGCTTCGATTGCAGAGCTCAGGCTGCGGTCGGACAGGTGAGCGTACCTCATCGTCACCTCGATGCACTTGTGTCCGCACAGCTCCTTGACGGTGTAGATGGGGACCCCGGCCTGCACCAGCCACGACGCGAACGTGTGTCGGCAGCAATGCGGGGTGAACTCGTCGTCGGCGGCCTTGCCGAGACGGACCTTCGCCGTGTTCCAGCGGTGCCGCACCGAGTGCGTGGTGAAATGGGCGAATGGCCCGAGCTCGTCCCCCCCAGGACGGATTGCGTCTAGGGTGCTCGACGCCCTATCGCTGAGGGGGACGGACCGGGGCTTGTCGCCCTTGTTGCACCAGACGCGGATGTGGCCGTTGTCCACGTCCTCCCACTTCAGGGCCAGGGCCTCACCAAGACGCAGGCCCGTCTCGGTCAGGAACTGAACCAGGTCGCGCATCTCCGGATCGTTCAGGTGGAGATCATCCAGGACCGACGCATACTCATCGCGCGACATCCAACGGATGCGTCCCTGCGCCTCGCGCATACGGGGCAGCTTCACCTTCCGGTCGATCCACCCGCGCTCGAACGCGAACGACATCATCTTGGACAGCGCCGCGATCTTGCGGTTGATGGTCGCCGGGCTGTTGCCCGCTTCCTTCAGGCCAGCGATCAGACGATCCACGGCAGACCCGTCGATGGAGTCGATGCTGGTGTCGGGACCAAGCACCTTGACCACGGACGACGAGTTGATCGTGGCCGTCACTTCGCCGCGGGTGCCTGCCCACACGGCGTTGTACACGGCATCGGCCAGCTCACCGACGGTACGGGACGGACGATCTGATCGAGGCTTTGCCATAGGGGGAATCTGTCCTTCCAGGAAGGACAGATTGGCCTCGGCCTGCCAGACCTCGGCTTCCCTCCTGGTAATGAACGTGCGACGGTATCGGTTTCCACGCGAACCAACCGATACCTTCCACTTGTCTCCAGCGCGAGTAACGGACATGGTTTCCTCCAGCACACAATCTAATCGCCGCGACTAGACGTGTCAATGCCGTATGTAGTGCAAACTTCTACTTTCTGGAATCGCAACGCGACTAATAGCGCGACTAACGGGGGGCCCGTAGGGGGCCCGCGGCCGCGCGCG